CGTTTAAATTATTAGACCCCGAAGCGCTAAGGAATACCCCACTATACGTTAACCCTGCAAATCTATCTACCTCCGCGTAAGTTTGGTTAGACTGAGCCATTACCCGTTGCCCTAACAAAAAGAACTTTCCGTCAATACGGTCTTCTATCCTAAAGCTCTCTACTCCATTACCGAAAGTGTAGCAGTCAAAGAAATCTAATAAACCTTCCATAGGTGTCGCAAAGTTTTGGCTTACCGATCCATTATCTGGATAGTAAAACTGACCCGCCGCCCCGTTTGGGTCCCAAGTAGAAGGTCCCTCGTGATATCTGTAGAATGGGGGGAACAACTCTTGCCTTGTTCTCATCATCTGAGATGCATCGTAGAAAAGGTTGGGGTCTACATTGTCTGGCTCCGTCTCGAAACAAAAGGTTCCATTAGAAAAGTTTATTACTACCTGTAATTGAGTATGCGATGGATTCCTTGTCCAAAGCCCCTGGTGACAAGTAGGTAGAGCAGATTTATTATTTATGAAATATGTATTACCATCTTTAGTGCAATATATCTTCGATACAAAACAATCCACAGGCACCTCATCATTGACCCCATACAAAGTGTTGTCGTATACAATATCCATTTCTTCTACAGGCGCATCAGCGGTAAGTGTGTTTACCATCTGTGGAAATCCTAAACCCTGAAGGCACGCATGGATGTTATCATAATCCGCATCCACCAGCATGTTACCACTGTCCCACGTTATTTGCTTATTAGTACACAGGTTATTATTGGTATCTAAGCGTCGGTTATAAGCTTTCACCCTTACTGTACTTCCTGCGGGAATAGGCTGCACATCTCCATTGGACTGCACAATCCCCACTGATGTAGCTGGAACTATCTCATTAATATCATCACAGTTATCGACTCCGTTGCGCTCATTGACTACTGTCACATCGGAGTTTATATTAGGTGTAGCGTCATTAGGTATACCATTCCACCCAGAGGCTTTTAACCTCATCCACACCCCAGGAGGGTTTGTTCCGTTAATCTGTCCTGAATATACAGACTCTTTATCTAAAACCTCAGCCTGAAGGAACCCACCTACCGGGCCATTAGCATCACGCTTAATGGTAAGCATATCCCCTACAGATACTATGTTTTGACTATCGCCCTCAAGCCTAAACCAGAAACTCGCTAAGTCTGGACCAAAGGGTGTAGGGCCACATGCTTCTCCTAATAAAACAGGATCACATCCCGTTTGTTGAAACGAAAGTGTGCTCCATATAGTTTCATATTTTCCTTGACTGGGTTTAACTACAAACTTATACCACCTTGACCAATAGGGGGCTGGGCTCATAATTTTAGCGTGTATTTTATTTTGAAATATAGCTGTACGTGCTGGAAAATAAACTGTGTTGTTAGGACTCGTAAGAACGGTAGAAGATCTACCATACTCATCCATATATACTATTCCTACTTCATAGTCTCTGTGACTATGTAAGCTTGTTGGAACTGGTGTTGTTAGCCAGCCGCCAAAGGAAGCCCCTAAGTTGAAAGAAAAATATTCAAACTGAGTAGTGGTAGATCCAGCATTATTATCCCAATAGTATTGGGCGGCTGGAACTGTAAGAGTAAAAGTACTCCCCGCTACACTAAGCCCAAAACTCTGTTGAGTACACGGCTGTGTTAAAGGCGGGAAAGTGCCCGCAGGGACAGGAGGTGCAGGACATTGAGATGTTATAGCCGTATTCATCAACAATAAAGAATTTCCCGTCCCCGCGTTAAGCCACGCATATGGGAGGGAGGTGTTGAACGAATCTGTTAAAGTAGCCCCCAATACCGCAGGGTTTGCGGTAGGTGGATATGTGGGTGGAGCGGGCACTGTGTAAGGGAGAAGCTGCTGAAAGATACCTGATGACCCTACGGCGTTAGCAAACTCTTGTGAGTTCAACATAGCTGATGGGTCTGGATAGTTTTGTGCCGCAATAAAGTTTAAGGTGACAGTAAAGTCAGGTATTACAATATTCGACGGTTGTGCATCTGCTCCGGTGCGTGTGTTTTGTACGCTCTGTATTCCTAACTCAAATCGAAAAGCTGTACCCACATATATAGCCCCTGGGATTTGGCTTAAATCAAAAGTTATAGAAGCGTTATTAATAGTTTCTCCTGAAGCAGGGTTAATAGTATACGCCGCAGAAGCCCCCGTAGGTGTAGGGAACTCGTCTCCGTCTAAAAATTCTGACTCTGGCCTTACTTGAAAGTTTAAGTTAATAGGATCTCCATCCTTTATAGCGGTAAGATCATATTGCTCTACGAAGTTTCCATACATCAAGCGGTTCCCTTGAATAGTTTGAGCCTGAGCGGTACGAGGAACATTATCATAGAGCCTTAGTAATTCATCTGAACCTAAAACGGAAAGGATATTACTGTTGGTAAACGTATAGGTTTCAAAGACGTTATCGGCTATCCCTAAATCCGCCTTGTTAAATCTTTTTACTATAAATATATTATTACTACTCGTATCTTTATATAGTAGCTGTATATCCTTTACTCGTGATGAACCTGTTGAAAACCAAACTTTAGCTTGATTAAACTTATTAATCATCCCCTCATTTTTCATAGTGTCTACGCTAAACTCAAAGTCTTGCGGGGCAAAAGCTGGTGAAGTAAACAGCGACGTAGCGCTATATCCCCCGTCTTGGTAACGATATCTATAGGCAAAACATATAAACCTCGTCTCCATATAGTCTTCATCGTTAGGAGCTTCTTGGAGCTCCACGTATGGGGCGCGTAAAGGTTGCGTAGCAGTTACAAGGTTGATGTCCTCAAACCCTGGAGGTTTTACTATTACGCTTATATCCTCCTCCTCGATACCATCTGCCACACCATCAGGGGTAGGATAGTTTCTCGTAACATTAATATAACGCGGAGGGTTAAGGTTGTCTGTAAAAAATAAAAGATCTTCAATTTTATCTACCCCGGTAATAAGGTATTCCAGATTAAAGTTTAGTACCTCTATACTAACCACATGATACGTTAGTGTATTGGTGTTAGTGTTATATGATAGTATCATATCCACCTCTGGAGCTATAGGGAAAGCAGGGTCCGTGTTTCCAGGATCGGTAACAAACCAGTATATAGTCTCCGCCATCCCATCTTCAAAAGCTCCTATGCACTTTGCATTGGCTGAAAGCTCATTGCCTAAATATTGAATAATAGGAGTTAATAAGGTATTTCCTTTAGAGTTTTCTACCGCCCCGATCTCTGTCGTTTCAGTAGAACCCAAGCGTACATTTAATGCATCTACATATTCGCCTACAGGAACTAAGCGTTCGTCGACGCTTTTGTTCATCTTACCAGCAATAAAGTTAGTTTGTATCAGCATATTACTTTATCCATTTAGCCTGTCCCCTCATATTCATAAGGAGTCTACCAGGGTGCATGTTACTTAATCTAAGTTTAGCATTACGAAGTAAAGACGATTTGTCTTTCCGCGCTCTATTAATAATGTACTCCTGCGCCGACAGTCTATTGTTTAAAATAGAATACTTAATGGCTGCATAGATATAATCTTCAAATAATTTATTCACACTTACCTTAGAGTCTTTCCCTTTCTCCATTCCATCAGAGATATATTCTAATACCACTGACTCCGCGGCCATGCCTGAGCTAAAGTTTATTACTCCCGCTCTTTTATTAATATTAAAAGTAGGGTTGCTATTAGCCGTCTCAGTATTTAAACCAAACCTTGCTCCTATCTGATAATCGAAATACCAAGCACCCTCATATAGATAACCCATAGCCCCATTGTATGGACTGCCTGCGTTTAAGTATATGCTTTTCTTCTGCCCTGTAATTCTATCTAAGTCTAACTGAGAGTCATTGGGTTTAAGAACGTCTCCATACGCATCGAATAAAACCCTGTACTCATTGTCTTGAAGGTAAGCTCCACTCCAATTGGTTTGTATATTTTCCGTAAGAGGCATAAGGACGCCGTTCTTGTACAAAGAAATCCTTACCCAGTTGACATAGTCAGGAGGTAAAACAAAACGCAACTGATCGTTTACTTGTAGCTGAAGGATTTTTATCTCCTTCATAGCGTCATAATTTAATTCCTGTATAGCTCTCTTAGCAAAGAACAGAACTTGATACCTATTGATATTATTTATAAGCTCATTGTTCCCTTGATACATCAACATAAAATTGTTAACTATATCATCCAGTGTAACATATTGATACGACCCCCAGTTCTCATCTTGTGGAGAGACTTGGTTGTTTTCGTAGTATTCGTAATCTGTTATATACGCCATAATCTTTAGCTTGTTTCTTGAGTATCAACCAGTTCTTCAGCTTGACCAAACTCCCTCACTTCCGCTTCTCTTATCTCTATACCTACATATTGGCAAATCTTCGCCACTAAAGAAGGCTCGTCAGAAGACGGTAATTCAAAATCTTGGAAGTCCACTTGCGACTGATCGAATAGAGGTTCTCCCGCCGTTAGAGTCATCCAAGTCCAATTAGGATTACGAGGGTAGCGGATGTACTGCGCCTTAACATCGCACGGCCCCATCCCATCTCCTATAGTAAAAGGATCATTAAGACCATCCCATATGGTAGGATATACAGATATTAAATTCCCATCCAAAACATAGCATGGGTACTGTGGTGTAGGGTAAGTGAGGTTGCTGCTGGTAAGATTGAATATCTTCCTTTGGCTTACCCTCTCTACCTCTACAATATTATTAGCGTCATATATAGCATATCCTTCTCCTCCTGCACCAGCGGGATCTACGAATAGAGCGGCTGAGCACACTATACTCGATCCAGCGGGTGACGCTGTGTTAGAAATGTTCTGCACCCACCCCTGCAATCCAGGAACCCCTGTAGCGGGATATGGAGCAGCGCCTGTAGCGCTTGTGTTTATAACGATATCTCCTGGCTGTACGCCTGTAGTAAAGAAATCTTGAGATGTGTCTATAAGAAGGGTGGAGTTAGGAATAGAATTGGAAGTGGTTCCACTTACTCTACGCGTGGGATATCTATAGAGTTTATTTATAAGATAGTAATCGTCTGGTAATGAATACACTGCAGACCCTGATAAACCAGAGGGTACGTTAGGCACTGACACAGGGTTTAGTTGAGCTAAGAAAGCTTGCACAGAGAAGGAGTCTATAACCTCTTCTATGTTTTTTATTATATCCGCATATCCCGTACCCGAAGATCGTGCGTTCTCTCTATTTATCCAGTTGTTGTACTGATAAAAGTAATCCTCAAACATATCCATCTGCGCCTGTTTAGCGTAGAGGTTGAAATCTTGGGGTGAGATATATCCGTAGTTATTTTTGTTAGCTATAGCCAACACCGTATTTCGCACCGCATTTATTGAAGCTGGCATAGTGTAAAATTATTTTTACAAAGATAGCACAAAAAAAA